ATAAATTTAGAAAAGAATTTTTTGACTTAAGAGATAAGTTAGAAAGCGCAAAACAAAAAAGCGAAAGAGCAGATAAAGAACTTGATGCAAACTCAAGAGGTATTAAAGATGTTCAAAAAAATATTGACAAATTAAATAAAAAGGTATCTCCACAGCTTAAACAAGCAAAGAAAAATATTACAACTTTTGACAAGCTTATTGCTCAAGCAGAAAAAACAGCGCAAGAGTTAGGTGTAAAAATACCTACTGCCTCTTTTTCTAAAATGAGAGATAGGCTTCGTAAGTTTATTTAAAAATGCAAAATTAATTTTTAACACTTATATATTAATATGAATACAAATGATATGATATCAAAAATCAAGGAAGTTGTAGGTTTATCTGAGGAAGTTAAACTAGAACAACAAACTTTAGAAAACGGAACTGTTTTAGAGGCTGATTCTTTTGAAGCTGGTAAAGAAATTTTTATTGTTACAGAAGATGAAAAAGTAGCTGTACCAGTACCAGTTGGCGAATACCAAATGGAAGACGGGCGTATTTTAGTAGTAGCTGAAGAGGGTATTATCTCTGAGGTTAAAGAAGCTGGAGAAGAACAAGTAGAAGAGGTAGAAGCCGAAGAGGAAGAGAAAAAAGAAATGGCTTATGCAACTAAAGAAGAACTTGCTGAGGTTAAAGAAATGATTGAAGAAATCAAAGCAATGTTAGAGCCTAAAGAAGATTTAAGCTCTGAGGATTTAGGGAATCTTATTACAGAAGAACTTTCTAAGCACGAATTAAACGAAGTACCACAAGAAGTACAAGAAGAATTGAATGAGCCTTCCGCTGAGCCTATTATGGCAAACCCAGAAGCTGGCTCAACAAACAAATCAAGTTTGAAGTTTGCACAAAACCGCAGACCTTCAACTTTTGATAGAGTATTAAATAAAATAATTAACAACTAAAATTAAATTAAATGGCTAATCCAACGATTACAAACTCTAGTTATGCTGGAGAATTTGCTGGCAAGTACTTAGGTGCTGCCTTATTATCTGCTTCAACATTAGATGCTGGAGCTGTAACAATCTTGCCTAACATCAAGTATAAAGCTGCTATGAAAGTAGGTGCTTTTTCAAACTTAGTACGTTCTGCTGATTGTGATTTTGATGCTACTACTTCCGGTCTTACATTGACTGAGAAAGTATTAACACCAACTGAATTACAAGTTAACCTTCAAATCTGTAAAAAAGAATTACACGCAGATTGGGAAGCTGCTCAAATGGGCTTTAGTGCTTTTGATGAGCTGCCACCTTTATTCTCTGACTATGTTATTTCAAGAGTAGCTGCTGAGGTAGCAAACGCAACTGAAAGCTCTATCTGGAGTGGTGCTGCTGGAGAAGGTTCTTTTGATGGATTCTTACAAGTAGGTTTAGCTGATGCAGATGTAAACGATATTACTGCCGTAGCTATTACGTCTGCGAATGTTATTGCTCAAATGGGTGCTGTGATAGATAAAGCAGTTGCTAACGCACCAGCTATTTTAGGTAAAGAAGATTTAACGCTTTACGTTTCAACTAACGTAGCACAAGCTTATATTAGAGCTTTAGGTGGATTTGCTGCAACTATTGGCGGAGCTGGTACAGACAACAAAGGTACACAGTGGTACAATGGTGGTGCTTTATCTTTTGAAGGTGTTAACATCTTTGTAGCAAAAGGATTCGGAAGTAATAAAATGCTTTTGACACCTAAGTCTAACTTATTCTTTGGTACTGGTCTATTAGATGACAGAAACGAAGTAAGAGTGATTGATATGGCCGATACTGATGGGAGCCAGAATGTTCGCGTAGTAATGCGTTACACTGCTGGAGTACAAATAGGAATTGGAAACGATATCGTATTATATTCTTAATTACTAATTAACTGATTTAAAGGGGTGGGCAAAAACTGCCTACCCTTTTTTATTTAAAACCAAAAAAAATATGGCTTGTGCAATAACAAAAGGTAGGGGGGTAGGATGTAAGACCGCCTTCGCTGGAATTAAAAATATTTACATCTTAGACTTTAGCGCTGCTGTAGCTGCTTTGGCAGACAGTAGTGGAACTGTAACACTACCAAGTAGTGGGGCTGAGTTCTTCAAGTTTGAAGTAAAAGGAGGTCAAACATCACTTGAAACAACTGTAACATCTTCTAGAGAAAATGGAACTACATTTTATGAAAGTACTTTAAATATTACTTTTCAAGTATTAGATGTAGCGACACAAGAAGAAATCAAACTCTTAAATAGAGGTCGAGCGCACTATGTGGCTGAACTTTATCCAAATGGTGCTGGGGTAACTAAGTATTTATTAATAGGTAAAGCTAACGGAGCTGAAATTACCGGCGGAACTATTGTTACTGGCGGAGCTCCTGGGGATATGCAAGGATTTACATTAACAGCAGTAGCAACAGAGGTAGACCCACCGTTCTTCTGTACTATTCCAGATGTATCTTCTGCAACTTCTATAGTTCCAGCTTAGTAGATTATTTATATTTAAAATTAGCCTTTCCTTTTGGGAGGGCTTTTTTTATTTATATACAATACAAAATATTTTAGTTTTGTTTATATATTAGTATGAAGTTAATAGGAACAAACGGAGATAAAACCTTTAAGGTCATACCAAGGCAATTTATTAATGGCGCTATAACCGTAAATCTAACAAGCGAAAGCACTGGAGCGGTAATAACTAAAACCCCCACAGCTTCAACGGATGTTAATTATATGTCTTTTACTGTTGCTTTTGGTACTCTAACAGAGGCAGACTTTTACACGCTTGAAATTAAAAACGGAACTTCTGTTATATATAAAGACAGAGTATTTTGTACTAACCAGGCAATAAACCAAGTAAATAACGATTACTACTCTGTAAATGATGGAGAATATACCACAGAGAATAGTTTTGATAACGATTATATTATAATATGAACGATTTAAGAATAGTAAATTTAAGCACCTACACAAGCCCCCAAATTGTTGAGAAATCTAACAAACAATGGGTAGCCTATGGAAGTGATAATAACTACTTTCAATACCTTATTGACCGCTATAACGGTAGCCCAACAAATAACGCTATTATAAACGGCGTGAGTCAAATGATTTACGGTAAAGGCTTAGATGCTTTAGACTCAAACAGAAAGCCAGAGGCTTACGCTAAGATGGTTTCTTTGTTTCATAAGGATTGTGTTAGAAAACTATGTTATGACCTTAAACTTATGGGTCAGTGCGCTATACAAGTTATTTACTCAAAAGACAGAAAGACTATTGCGCAAGTTGCTCATATACCAGTAGAAAATTTAAGAGCTGAGAAGTGCAACGAAAAAGGGGAGATAGAAGGCTATTTTTATAGTGATGATTGGACAAATGTAAAACCAAGAACAGAACTAAAAAGAATTCCCTCCTTTGGTTCTAGTAATGAAAATATAGAAATTATTTACGTTAAGCCTTACAGAGCTGGATATAAGTATTATTCAAGTCCAGACTATCAAGGTGGTTTACAATACGCAGAGTTAGAAGAAGAAATAAGCAACTATCATCTAAATAATATACTAAACGGATTAGCGCCAAGTATGTTAATTAACTTTAACAACGGAACTCCAAACGCTGAAGAACGTCAAGCCTTAGAGAATAGAATTTACTCTAAGTTTAGCGGTTCTAGTAACGCTGGTAAATTTATATTAGCTTTTAATGATAACTCAGAGAGTCAAGCAACAATTGAACCTATACAGTTAAGTGATGCGCATAACCAATACCAATTCTTAAGCGATGAAAGTGGTAAAAAAATAATGGTAGCACACAGAGTTGTAAGCCCAATGCTTTTAGGTATTAAAGACAGCAGCGGATTAGGTAATAACGCAGAAGAATTAAAGACCGCATCTATATTAATGGATAACACAGTTGTTAGGCCATTTCAGCACCTTTTAATAGATGCCTTTGACTCTATACTAGCTTTTAATAATATCTCTTTAAAACTATACTTTAAGACCTTACAACCGCTTGAATTTACAGACTTAGAAAATGTTGAAGATGATGAAACAAGGGAAGAAGAAACGGGAGTAAAATTAGCTAAAGAATTACCAGAGGGTTTAGGTAGTGATATTGCAGATGCCTTAATAGACCTAGGACAAGACGAATCAGAGCTTTTAAGCGACTTTGATGTAATAGATGAACGAGAAGTAGACTATGACGAAGAAAGCGGCTTAGACGAGGTTATAACGGACTTAAACAAACCTAAAGAAAAAAGCACCTTATCTAAAATATGGGAGTTTGTAAGTACTGGAAGCGCTAAACCTTATAGGGAAAGCGAACAAGATGGTACTAGTAAACAAACGGATGAAAAAGGAAATGAATTTTTAGTACGATATAAGTACAGCCCAGAAAGATACAGCGCAAACTCAAGACCGTTTTGTAAAAAAATGGTAGATGCTAAAAAGGTTTACAGAAAAGAAGATATTATAGCAATGGATAAAAAGGTTGTAAACGCTGGCTTTGGTAAAGGTGGGTCTAATACTTACTCAATATGGCTTTATAAAGGCGGTGCAAGATGTCAACATAAATGGCTGCGTAAAACTTTTGTCCGTAAAGAAGGTGGCAAAGGTTTAGGGGATGCAATAACAACAACAAAAGCAAGGTCAAGAGGTTTTAAGCCAGAGGCAAACGCACAGAAAGTACCGGTAGCCCCTAAAGATATGAAGTATAAAGGTTATACCGCTGAATATTGGAATAAAATAGGATTTAAGAATTAATATGGCAACAGCATTATTTATAAACAGAACGGACTTAGTTAAAAATTCTATTATTGATGGGAATGTAGATACAGATAAGTTTATACAATTTATTAAGGTAGCCCAGCAAATAGACATTCAAAACCTTTTAGGTACAGATTTATACAACAAGATAGGAGCTGATATTGCTTCTGGTGCTGGCGGTGGTGCTGGTTTAAGCGGTAATTATTTAACGCTTGTTAATTCATACGTTCAACCTACCTTGATATGGTTTGCACAAATGAACTATATACCGTTTGCTGCTTATCAAATTAAAAATGGCGGTGTATTTAAGCATAGCAGTGAAACAGCACAAAACGTAGATAAAAACGAAGTTGATTATTTAGTAGGTAAGGCGAGAGAGTATGCAAATTACTATTCGACTAGGTTAGTAGATTATTTAATATTTAACGATAATTTATTTCCAGAGTATAACTCAAATAGTGATGAAGATATTAGCCCAGATACAGATACAACTTTTAAAGGCTGGGTCTTATGAAGTATAAAGTAAAAGAAACTAATCTCATTAAGCTAAAAAAATATATTGATGAGTCATTAAAGGAAGAATTAAATAAAAAAAATAAAAAATTAAAACTATGAGCTGGGGAAAAATATATAACACTACTTACTGGGGATTACCAGAAGAAGATGGCTGGGGAAGTGTTTATTATGATGATGCTAACCCAAGCCCCACACCTTTCTTTGAGGTTTTAGCAGAAAATGGAGATTTTTTACTTACAGAACAAAACATAAATATAACTTTAGAATAAAATAAAAAATTATGGCAAATAAAAAATTTAGTGAATTTACAGTAAAAACCTCGACTTCTGATGTAGACTTCGTTGTAGGTTATGACGGAACAGACAATGTTAGAATAACACCAGCTAACTTAACCGGTGGTGGTGGTGCATCAAGTTTAAATGGTCTTACTGATTGTTTAGTAGATACCAATAGTTTATATGTTGGAGAAGTACCAAGCGGCTTAAGTGGTAATCCTCAAGCAAATACTATACTAGGAATAGATGCTGGTAAAGATTTAACAACTGGAAATACAAATATTTTAGTAGGTGGTATAGCTGGTCAAAATATTACAACTGGAGCTGGTAATGTAGTTGTTGGATATGAGGCTGCAAACAACTTAACAAGTGGGCAAGATAATGTTTGTGTAGGTAAAGCAGCCTTTAGAAATACTACTATTGGATTTTTCAATACCGCTATAGGATATGATGCTTTAAGAGGTGGTGGTAATAAAAATCATAATACAGCAGTTGGGTTTGGTTCTGGAGCTGGAGTTACTACGGGTGCCGAAAATACTTTATTAGGGAGTCTAGCTGGGAATACTATTACTACTGGTGCAAATAATTTAGTAGTAGGTTATAACGCTCAAGCAACTTCAGTTACTGCTACAAACGAAATAACTTTAGGTAATTCAAGTATTTCAACTTTGCGTTGCTCTGTACAATCTATTACTTCTTTGTCGGATAAAAGAGATAAATCAGAAATAAAAAATTTAGAATATGGACTTGATTTTATTAGTAGTTTAAAACCAAGAGAATTTGTTTGGAATAATAGAGTTGAAACAATAACTACCACTGATGAGGAAGGTAAAGAAATTAAAGAAGAGTTTTATTCTTCTAATAAAGGTAAAAAAGACTTTGGTTTTATAGCTCAAGAGGTTAAGGAGTTAGACAACGATACTTTAAGATTGGTTTATGACGAAAACCCAGAGAAATTAGAGTTAAGCTATGGGAAGTTGGTACCAATTTTAGTTAAAGCAATACAAGAGTTGAAAGCAGAGGTAGATTCACTAAAAAAAGTGTAAATACATCTATAAAACAAAGAGTAAATTATGCAAGACCCTATATTAGCTTTAATACCTAGTGGCTACAAAGCTCCTAAGCTTTACTCAATACTTCCTAGCAATGGGGGTGGGGATTTTACGTTAAATAGAGACACCGTAGGCACAAGAGTTCGAAAAGATGGGCTTTTAGAGACCCTTTCGGCTGATGTTCCGCGTTTAGATTGGTTAAACAGTGATTGTCCTAACTTAATTTTAGAAACAGACAGAACTAACTTAACTACATATAACCAAGATTTAACAAACGCAGATTGGATTAAATCTAATAGCCCAACGGTTACAGCTAATCAAATTGTAAGCCCTACTGGAGAGTATAGCGCAGATAAAATTGTTTTTGGGACTGGCGTTTCATTAATTACAAATAATGCAACTGTTGTAAATAGCCAAAGTTATGCTTTATCAATTTATTTAAAAGGAGAAGAGGGCGGAGAGCAAGTGCAAATTGATTTTAAAAACAGCTCATCACAAGGCGTATCTGGAACTTTATTTACTCTTACTAATCAATGGCAAAGATATTCGGTTGTATTAACATCAAATCAAACATCTTTAGGGTTACAGTTAAGAACACCAAGCCTTACAGAAACTAAAACTATATACGCTTGGGGCGCTCAACTAGAATTAGGCGGTTATGTATCAAGCTGTATTAAAACAGAAGCTACTACGGTGACAAGGTTAAAAGATTCTATTATTACATCGTCTACTAGTTTATTTAATTCTAAAGAAAGTACATTTTTTGTTCAAATGGCTTCTTTTTTAAATACTCAAGCAAATAATAACGGTATCGAATTGTCTGGTAATAGCGGTCAAGATAGAATTACTATACAATTTGATACTGCAAACAATCAAATAAGATGTGACGTTAGAGTGGCAACCTCAGTTCAAGCAATAATAACAACTCAAAGTTTTGATGTTACTAATTTTAATAAAATAGCTATAACATATAAGTTTAATGAAGTTAAGTTTTATGTAAACGGTCAACTAATTGGTACAGACACAAGTGTTAATTTATTTGCTCCAGGTGCTTTAACTCAAGTTAGAAGTACAATTGCGGATATAGCTAGCACACCATTTTTTTTACAAGCTAAAATAAAAGATTTAAGGGTTTACAACGAGGCTTTAACACAGTCCGAATCAATAAAACTTACAACAATATAAAAAAATATTTATGAAAATTGGTAAGTACGAATTTAAAGATAAAGAGACAGCTGAAAACAAAATAAAAGGATTAGGCACATTAATAGACGAAAACGGAAATGAATATCCTACACACCCTCATACTATTGTAAAGCTAGGGCGTATCACATTAGAAAAAGCTGAGTACGACGAACAAGGAAAAGAGATAAAAGCGGCTGTTTTAAGCGATAAATATCATTTAGATGTGTTATTTAAAGGTATTGATAATCATCCTTACGGTTGGAAGTCAAGTGCTGTAGGTAATATAGATAATAACGGAGTTCACTCTTTTTATGGAGTTAACTATTCAATACATAAATTCTAATGGTTAGAGGTTTAAGGTATTTGGCCGATAAAATAGAAATAGTCCAATTTTTCTGTATAGTCAAATGGAATAGGTTTTTAGAAAGTATTAAATTATGAATATACAAGATTTGAAAATAGGCATATTAAACGCTATTTCTTTAGGGATTAGCTTTACACAAGTAGAAAACAGTTTAAAGGTTATTTTATTGCTTTTGTCAATAGGATATACAGCGCAAAAGATATACGAAACGCATAAAAAAAAGAATGACAAAAAACTTTAGCTTAAAAGAATTTGAGTCTAAGGATGGTAGTAAAATGCCTTCTGATGTTTATTTAAACATTGTAAAACTTGTAGGACAACTACAGTTCCTAAGAGATTATACCGGAAGAGCTATAACAGTAAATAGTGGATATAGAAGCCCAAAGCATAACGCAAAAATAGGAGGCTCTTTATCTTCTCAACACTTACTAGGTAAGGCAGCAGACATCACAATAGAGGGCTTAAAACCAGCAGAAGTTTCTAGGCTAATAGATGAGCTTATTGATATGGGATTAATGCTTCAAGGAGGCATAGGAGACTACCCTACTTTTACTCATTATGATATCAGAAAAACTAAAGCACGTTGGTAATGAAAAAAATACTTGAATTTTTAGGGGGCAATGTAATTAAAGAAATTGGCGGTATAATAGACAACTTATTTACTAATGATGAGGAGCGTATAAATGCTAAGAACAAGATAATTAAAGTATTAAAGGAAAAAGAATTAGAGCTGCAAAAAATGCAGACTGATATAATTATCGCAGAGGCTAAAGGAAATTGGCTGCAAAGAAGCTGGAGGCCTATTTTAATGCTTTCTTTTGGGTTTATAGTTATTTATGTAAAGTTCCTAGCGCCTTTGTTTGGGTTTACAATACCGCCTTTAGAGAATGAGTTTTGGAACTTACTACAACTTGGTATTGGGGGTTACGTTGTAGGGCGTTCTGCTGAAAAGATAGCTAAAAGCGTCACATTTAAAAAATAAATTTTTTTATTTAAAATAAAAGATATAACTTTGAGCCATTTATTATTAGAATGTGTTTATGTTTTTCTAATAAATTATATATAAATATATTTCTAAAAATATAGATAAAAAAAATAAATAAAATCTAAATAAATAGATAAGATATCTGAGTTCTATTCAAATGCCAAAAAAGAAAACCTTAAAATATTGGAAGACTAAGATAGATAAGGTATTTCACGAATATATTAGGCGTAGGGATGCAGATAATAATACTGGTTATTGTAATTGTGTAACTTGTCAGAAGCCTATACACTTCACAGAAAGCGATGCTGGACACTTTATATCAAGAGGCAAGCTGTCAACTCGCTATGACGATAGAAACGTTTATAGCCAGTGCAGAAAGTGTAATAGGTTTGAATATGGTAGGCAGTACGAATACTCTTTAGCATTAGGAGAGCAACTATCAGAAGAATTACTAATAAAGTCAAGGGAAATATGTAAACGTTCAGAAGATGAATGGTTGGATATATTTAATAATTATAATACTAAATTAATAGAATTAAAAAAGCTGCAAAATTTTTAAGTTTAATATATAATACTTATATTTGTTTTAATAATGTTTGTTTTGTTTTGTTTTAAAGAACCTTCCAGAGATGGGGGGTTTTTTTTTGTTTATAATTTGTTTATTAAATATTTTTTTATATATTTGTGTTATTATTAATTTAAACAAAACATTATGAATTTATTTGAAAGATTAAAAGACAACTACAAAGAAGAATTAACTAAAAAGAATATTGTATACCCAGCTTTAGTTGGATATATAGTAGACACTTTAGAAGAAAACACTTATATTAGAAACCTATTATATGGAGATGTAATGGATTTACAGTCATTATTACAAACTGAAAGAAGTCCATACGAACTATTTAACGAGGTTTAAAATGACATATTCAGAAGACGTAAATAGAATAGCAAGTAATGATACTATTGATTTTTTAAATATGAGAATCAACGCACTAGAAGAAAGAATAGAATTTTTAGAAGCACAAAACGAAATTTTAAATAAACAACAATGAATAAACAAAAACTAACAGATTTATATAAGAAATATAATCTAACAAAAGAAGACTTTTTTAAGCACCAACATTACACTATTATTACTAGACAAGGTATAGATAAGATACAAGCCTTAGAGCAGATGTCTGTAAACTATGATGTGATAAGGTGCGAGCCTAACTATGCTGTATTTAAAGCAATAGCCTCTAAAGATGATAAACGTATAGAAACTTTCGGTAGTGCCTTTAAAGGTGCTACTTACAAAGATGGTAACACTAACTCTTGGTACGTTGCAGAAATGGCAGAAAAAAGAGCTATGTCAAGAGCTGTTTTAAAACTTACTGGATTCTATGAATTAGGAGTCTTTGGAGAAGACGAATCCGAATCATTTAAAAAACCTACACAAATAAAAACCCTTTAATATATATAAATATGAGTGCATTAATTAATTTTAATTTAAACGTAGCAAAGCTACCAAAAGAGAAGTTTATTGCTGGTAAAGATGGAGCGGTATATGTGAATCTTACAATGTCAGTAAATGACGAAACAAGATTCGGTAATAATACTGGTATCTATGTAAGCCAAACACAAGAAGAACGTGAGGCTAAAAAGAAAAAAGATTACTTAGGTAATGGGAAAGTCGTTTGGAATAGCGGAACCATTGTAAACGCTGAAAAACAACAACAACCAGAGCCGGTAACTCAAGCAGCAGAGGCAGATGGACTGCCATTTTAATTTTTTTTTATAACTAAGGGGTCTTAATTGACCCTTTTTTTATACCTTTAAACAAAACAAAACAAAAACCAATAATGACAGAAGAACAAACAACACATAAAATGCTTATGGAGTTGATAGCTGAGGAGTGTACAATTGACACTTCGGAGGTTATGGACTATCCACCTACTGCTTTAAGCTTTGGGGAATCTACTATACAATCAAAAGGAGGAGAAATTAAATTCCCTATTCCTATTGGAACTTATGGTAATTTTTCATTTATACAAGCGCCGCCAAAAAGTAAAAAGACTTTTTTTGTAAGTCTATTAGCGTCTGTGTATTTAAGTGGTGGTAATAATTTTGGGGGAAGAATTAAAGGGCATAGAGAAGGTAGATGTTTAATGCACTTCGATACTGAACAAGGAAGCTGGCACGCTCAAAGAGTATTTAAAAGAGTGCAAGATATGAGTATAACTAAAGACGTAGGTTGTTATAATACTTATGCCTTAAGAACAGTGGGTTATAAAGAACGATTACAATTTATAGAATACTGCTTAGAAGAAAACAAAGGTAAAAATGGTTTAGTGATTATTGATGGGGTGGCTGACTTAGTAAGCGATGTAAACAACTTAGAAGAATCTAACTTATGCGTTCAAAAGATAATGCAATTAAGTGCAAGATATGATTGTCACATAATCACAGTAATACATAGTAATTACGGAAGCGATAAGCCAACGGGTCATTTAGGCAGCTTTTTAGAAAAAAAGACAGAAACACAAATACAATTAGAATTAAACACAACTAATAAAGAGTGGGTTACAGTAAGTTGTAAAAGAAGTAGGGGATATTCCTTTGAAACTTTTAGCTTTAGTATAAATGAGTTTGGATTACCTTTTGTAATTACTGATTATGTATTTGACCCTTTAAGACACTATGTACCTAGAACTTTAACTAAATCTACACTATGATAGAGTTAAAAATAACAAAAGAAATTATTGCAGAAGCTAAAAAGCTATATGAGTTTGGAGTTTTAAATAATAGCTATACACAAGGGCAAGGCAATAAATGCGGTGCTTTAGGAGAGGTTTTAGTTAGACAGTATTACAACGCTATTCAAGAAAATACTTATGACTATGATTTAATAATAAACAATAAAAAGATAGACGTAAAAACTAAAAGATTTAATGCAAGATTAACGCCAACAATGAAATGGACTGCTAGTCTTTTTGATTTTAATACTAAACAAAAATGTGATTACTATTGCTTTGTTGGTATGGCTGATGATTATAAAACAGCCTATATATATGGTTTTATTGGAAAACATAAATTTTACAATACTGCAATATTTAGAAAAAAAGGAGATATTGACCCAAACGGAAGCAGCAAGTGGACGTTCAGAGCAGACAGTTACAGTACTACAATATCTGAATTAGACTTTAATTTAAAATAAAATGAAATCATTAGTAGAACTAGCTTACGAAAAACACAAAGATTGGATAAATATAGTAAAATCATTCGGGGCTAATAAAAACTATGCTGAAGATATTGTACAAGAAATGTATATCCAGCTTATTTGCGATATGAAAAAAGGGCTTGACCTTTCTTACAATCAAGACATAAACACTTACTACTGTTATAAGGTACTTAGAGGGATATATTTAAACACCCACAAGAAAGAGGCACGAATGTTAAAAGCATACATTGATGACGTATACTATAAAGATAATGATGCACAAAAAAAGAAACAAAATTTATTAAAATATAATACTATTGTAAACAAATTAAACGAAACCACAATTGACGAAGAAGAATACGCAAAAAATAAAATGAAATTAGACAATATACTTAGTGAGATGCGCTGGTATGATAGCAAGGTTTTTACTTTAGTAGCTTCTGGACAAAGCGTGGCATCACTAAGCAGAGAAACAAAGATAAGTTATTACAGCTTATACAACACTTATAGAACAGCACTTAAAAATATTAAAGAAAAATTATGAGATTAGGAGATTTAGTATATTACTTTACTTACTACACTGGTATTAAGTATATTTGGAAAAAGATTAACCCAGACTGCGGGTGTGATAAACGCAGAGATGAGTGGAACGATATTGATATAGACTTATGGAAATAGAGCATAGAGAACAATGGAAGCAGTTTAAAGCTGATGTGAAAGGCAAGTTAACTCAAGAACAATATAAGCTATTATGTAAACTTCATTCTATATATTATAAACACAAGTATCACGAGCCTTGTAGCTGCAACCCTTCAAGATTAGTTCAATGGATTAATGAAATAAACAAGGTTTATGACAAAAATTAAAGATATACATAAGTGGGAGCGGTCAGTAATAACATTGCTTAATTTAGATGGTTGGAAGTTAAATCATACTGGAGAGGGCAGCGAGAGCTGGGATGCTGAGGGCAAAACTCCAAAACATCAAGAATGTGTCATAGAAATGAAATTTAGAAATAAATACTATGAGACTAAGATAATAGAAAAAGATAAGTTTGATAGATTAATAAACACTGGTAAGGTTGCTCTGTATTTTGTTAATGACCCTAAAGGTAATTATATGTTTTGGCTTAATAATCTAAAAGACTTAGAAGTTAAAAATATTTACTGCCCAAGTTCTACCCTTTGGAACAGTAAGAAAGTATATAAGCCTTGTTATTTGCTTAGAGAAAGCGATGCAGCAATAATAAACATTAATGAAGAAGACACCGAGTTAGGTATATGGGATAGCTATTTTAAGATAAAAGAATAAAATACTTTGTTTATAATTTGTTTATAAGTATAATTAATTTTATATTGCGGTATATTAATAAAAAAAAACAAAATGGCTAAAGAGATTTACACTAATTTACACGACATTAATACTTTTATGAGTACAAAAAATAATGAAACTTATCTAAGCGGTGTTAATGAGAACGGAGAACAAGCAACAATAGTTTTTAATACTGTTGAATTACTTGAATGGTTAGATATTGATTATATGAAAAACCAAACGATTAAGTATATTAAAAATATATAGTTATGCGAACACAATTAACTGACTTAAATATTGAGTTAAAACAAATTAACAGAACCTTACGCTTTCCAGATAACGTACCAGAAGACGTATTAAAAAAATTATTAGAAAGAAAAGACCATATAAATAGTATAATAATTAATATACAATAAGATGAAAAAAACAAAAACGGGATTACACATTGATGTTAAAGGTAAACGTATTGAGGTTTACACCAAGAAAGAGTTAGAGAAGTTAGAGCAAGAAGCCCAGACTAAATTAGATTTACTTATTGTTTTTTCTATATCTATTTTATTATTATCCATTGGGGTTATAATAGGAATGTCAATATAATGACTTTACTACAAAGACAGTCTTATGTGTTATGGTTTAACTTTATATCCGATAGGGTTATTAAGTGGTCAGATGCAAAGCCAAAGAACAAAGACCTTAAACACTTTATACAAGGGGTTAGCGAGATAGGTCAATATGTTAACCAGCTTAATATAGAAAATAAAGTACTTGAACAAAAAGTAAGCGCTATAAGGGATAGTAAGAACCAAACTATATTAGAGCTTAATAAACAAATAGAAGACTTAGAAAACAAATTAAAAAAATATAATATATGAATTACTTCGACACCTACATAGATGAACCAGATGAGTTAACGGAGTGTAGAACTTGTGGAACGGAAACTAACAGAGATACTTATTGCTCTAAAAATTGCTACAACTATGATACAGAATAAAATAAAACTATTAGACGGAAAGCATTACGATAGAGCTGAACTACTTAAGCGTATGGAAGATGACACTTTTTACTATGGAGAACTAAACAAGTTAGCTCTTAGTAGTAGTAGTCTTAAACAGCTTCTATCAAGCCCTAAGACATATAACTTTAGCTTGAAGTATGGAACTGCTGAAAGTCAACCTTTAAGGGACGGCTGGTTATTTCACACTGCTATATTAGAACCAGAGGTATTTGCAGCACAAACCTTTATAGATGTTCAATCTAAGAACACAAAGAAGTTTAGAGAGGCTAAGGCAGAAAACCCACGAGTATTTACTATTAAAGAACGTAATGATGCTGATAGGCTTGTAGATGCGTTTTACAGAAACGAACACGCTAAGGAACTAATAACCAAAGCAGAGTTTGAGATACCAGCTATTGATAATGTGTTAGGTATGCCGTTTAGAGGCAAGGCAGATGTATTAGCCACTAATAGGATAGTAGACCTTAAAACTACTACAAACATAAAGGACTTTGCTTGGAGTGCTAAGAAGTATGGCTATGATGTTCAATGTTATTTATATTGTAATCTATTTGGTAAAACTCACAAAGACTTTTACTTTTTAGCTTTAGATAAAGGCTCGCTTGATATTGGTATATTTAACTGCTCAGAACAATTTTATTATCAAGGCGAGGAAAAAGTAGAAAAAGCAATACACCTATATAATCAATTTTTTATAGAGGGTGCAGACTTAGATAACTATTGCTTAACTGGCGAATTATGACAGCAAGTTTATTAAGTAGAATAGGTATTGAGGTTTGGAAAGATATACCAGGATATGAAGGCTTATATCAAGTTAGTAATTTAGGAAATGTAAGGAGTTTAAATTATAGAAGGAAAGGCATTATTAATAAACTTAGTAAAAACTTAAATACTAACGGAAGATATAGAGTTAATTTATGCAAAAATGGAAAGTCCTGGGGTAACGCAAAAATACATCAACTATCTGCAATGGCTTTTTTAAATCATAAACCTTGTGGCCATAAAATAGTTGTTGACCATATAGATAATAACAAAGAAAATGATAAGCTATATAATTTACAATTACTCACAACTAGAGAGAATATAGTAAAAGATATGAAGAATGGCTCATCAAAATATACTGGGGTTTGTTGGAATAAAAGACAAGGTAAATGGCAAGGGTCTATAAGAGTAAATGGAATAATAAAACACTTAGGATATTTCAAAGATGAAAAAGAAGCAGCAAAAGCATATCAAAACGGGTTAAATGAAATAAAATGAAACAGAAGAAACACACACAGATACAACGCATACTTAGACTTGAAAACATAGTAGCCCAAATGTATGTAAAGTTAGAGGCACTAAAACTAATAATAGACAAAGATAATGAAGAAACAGATGAACAACAAAAATAATATGAGAGCAACCTATTTACATTACGAGAACGGAAAAGGCTATGATGTTATAGACTTTATAAAAGATTATCAATTATCCTTTAACAAGGGTAATATAATTAAGTACGTTTGCAGAAGCGGTAAGAAAGACGATGAGTTAAAAGACTTAGAGAAAGCAGCGGACTACTTAAGGCGTGAGATAGAATACTTAAGAGAACAACAACAACAATGGATAGAAAAAAATAAATAAGATGTATATAAATATTGAAGTAAAAGACACAGAAAGAAAAGACTACTATAGGTTTCTAATAAATGGAGTAAACTTAGGAGAGTGGGAGCGAAGTCAATTAAGATACTTAATAGAAGTAGTAGACAATAAGATATGAAATTAGATATAATAAAAGAAGCGGTTAATAATAAATTTAACTTAGACATTACCTTAAAAACAAGGCAAAGGAATTACACATATGCAAAGAAAGTGTTTTGTAAACTTGCTTATGAATCTGGAAGTACTTTTAAAGAGGTTGGGGATATAATAAAAAAAAGTCATTGTAATATACTACATCACGTAAATAGTGTTAATGTAATAAGCTTAGAAGATAAAAGAAAACACGACGAGATAATACAAGAACTAGACTTAGTATTTTCTAAGCCTTTCTTCAATTCAGACCAAGACAAAATTAAGAAAGAGATTAAAAAAGCAGAAACAACTAAGATAATAAAAGAAATACAAGACGTTGTAGACATCTTAAGCGGCTGGGATGTAGAAACAGTAACAGAGTTTAAACAAACACGCTTAGACCCCTTTAACAAATCATTAAAGCACAGAGTCAAACCAAAGACAGTAGCAGAGGTGAAAGGTGCTACACTAAACAAGAGAATTAAAAGCTCATTACTATGCTAATAACAAACGAAGATAATATGGAGTTAATGGCTAGGTATAAAGACAATCATTTCGACCTTGCTATTGTAGACCCACCCTATGGAGGTAATGATGCAATAGGATTAAAAGATAATACATCTAAAAATAAACAAGCGACTAAAAGAACTAATTACAATGTTTTTAAAAATATAGCACCATCAAAAAAATACTTTGATGAACTTATAAGGGTTAGTAAAAATCAAATAGTTTGGGGGGTTAACTTTTATAACAATTATGATTTATCTGGGGGTCGTTTGGTTTGGGATAAAAAAGGTACTGCATTTGGTAGAGCTGAAATGGCTTATTTATCAATGACTAAAAGTGTTAATATTTGCGAGATTATATGGAACGGTATGATACAACACAATATGAAAAACAAAGAACATAGAATACATCCAACACAAAAACCAGTTAAACTTTATGAATGGCTATTAATGAATTACGCTAAAGAAGGGGATAAAATATTAGATACTCATTTAGGTAGTGGCTCAATAGCAATAGCGTGTCATAATCTAGGATTTGATTTAACAGCTTGTGAATTAGATACAGAATACTACAACGCAGCAATAAAAAGAATAGACCAACACAAGGCACAAATTAGAATGTTCTAAAATAAATTAAAAGTGTTTATATATTAATAACTTGAATAAACAAGATATATCAAGATTTAAAACTATGAGTGAGAAACACGGAGGAGCAAGAAAAGGAGCTGGAAGACCAGCTAAAGCAGACGAAGTAAAACTAATTGAGAGATTAGATGCTATAATAGACAAAGACGAAGCACTAAGTAAATTAGGCGAGTTAGTAGCAAAAGCTGATATAAGAGCCTTACAGCTGTATTTAAGCTATCGTTATGGGAAACCTAAGGAAAGTATAGACCTTAACTCTAGTGAGGGCTTAAACATCAATTTTAGAGATTTAATAAAGTTTGTTGATTAACCATTGATTGAAGTAAAAAAGAAATATCTGCCTATTGTTGAAACAGATAGTAGGTATTTTATAGTAAGCGGTGGGCGTGGTTCTGGGAAGTCATTTTCAGTAAACGCCCTTTTAGTTATGCTTACCTATGAGGCTGGGCATACTATCTTATTTACACGTTATACATTAACCTCAGCTTATATATCTATCATACCAGAGTTTATAGATAAGCTCGAACAGTTCGGCTCAATAGAACACTTCCACATTACTAAAGACGAGATACTAAACAAGAAGACTGGTAGCAAGATTATCTTTAGAGGGATAAAGACATCAAGCGGAGACCAGACCGCAAACCTTAAATCTTTACAAGGTATTACCACTTGGGTAGTAGATGAAGCGGAAGAACTAACAGATGAGCAGAAGTTTGATACAATAGACTTATCGGTTAGACAGAAAGGAAATAAGAACAGAGTTATACTAATACTAAACCCAACAACTAAAGAGCATTTTATTTATACTAGATTCTTTGAATCTAAAGGAGTGCAAGAGGGTAGTAATACAACCAAAGATAATACTACCTATATACATACTACTTACATAGACAACATAGACAACTTATCTAAAAGCTATATAGACCAGATATCGCAGATGCGTGAACGTAGACCAGAGAAATACAAGCAACAGATGTTAGGTTCTTGGCTAAACAAAGCTGAGGGGGTTATATTTGATAACTGGACCATAGGAGAATTTAAAAGAAGTAGTGTAAGTGTGTGGGGTCAAGATTACGGATTTGCCGCAGACCCTTCTACATTGGTTGAGTGTAATATAGACACTAGCACTAAAACAATATATCTAAAAGAATGTTTCTACTTGCAAAGATTAACCACTACACAAATAGCTGAGCTTAATTTAAAGCACTCTAAAGGTGGTTTAATAATTGGAGACAGCGCAGAGCCAAGACTACTAAGCGAGATAAAAGCAAAGGGATGCAATGTAAAACCAAGCATAAAAGGACAAGGAAGTGTTACATACGGAATAAGCCTACTACAAGACTATGACTTAGTGGTAACTCCAGACAGCACAAACTTAATTAAAGAACTAAATAATTATAGTTGGCTAGAAAGAAAATCTAATACTCCAGTAGATAAATGGAATCACTTAATAGACGCTATTAGATACGCTGTAGGCTACCAGTTGCAAAACCCAAATAGAGGTAAGTATATTGTTCACTAAAAAAAAGTAAAAACGTTTATATATTAATAAGTAAAAGAATATGAAAGTAAATCTTAGAATACCGACATCTTTAAATGAATTGTCTTTAAGTCAATACCAAGAGTTTGCAAAACTAGAAGGTCAACAGCAAACAACTGCTATACAATTAAAAATGATTGAGATATTTTGTAACGTTCCAGAGGTTGTAGTTAGAAATATGAAGGCTACTGATATTTCAGAAATATGCGAAATATTAAATAATATGTTTGATACCGAACACCAGCTTATTACTAGGTTTGATTATAATGGGGTTCAATATGGCTTTATCCCAGATTTAGACGATATGAGTTTTGGAGAGTATATGGACTTAGACACTTTTATAGGGGATAACGAAAATATACATAGAGCTATGAATGTTTTATACAGACCTATAAAACTAAAAAAAGGAGATAGATATGTAATTGAAGATTATGATACAAACACAAGTGAAGATGCTAAAAACTTTCCACTTGATGCGGTTCTTGGTGCTATTGTTTTTTTTTACACTTTAGGCAAGGACTTGTCACTAGTTATGATGAGCTCTTTGGACTCCAAGAACGAGAAGGCTTTAGCACAACATCTAATTTCACTGCAAAATACGGATGGTACAATTCCATCTATGGAATCGCTAACGGAGATATTACAAAATTTAAACATATCACTAAACTAAATTTACACGAATGCTTAACCTATTTAGAATACACTAAAGAAAAAAACCAAATAGAAGCAGCACAAATAAAAAACAAATTCAATAGATAATGAGCCAACAAGGAATAAGGGGATTTTACCAACTAACAGAAACGATTAAGACACAGCTCTTAAGCGATGTAAATGTTAACACTGTAACAACTGGCGATATTTTTGATATTGATTTATCTAAGCAAAGTATTTTCCCATTAAGTCATATTGTTATAAACTCTGTAACTACACAAGAGCAAGTATTATCTTTTAATATTACTGTAATGGCAATGGATATTGTTGATGAGAGCAAAGAAAAAACAGAAGATATATTCAGAGGCAACAACAACGAACAAGACGTGCTTAATACACAGTTAGCAGTATTAAACAAGTTGGTAATGGTATTGCGTAGGGGTACGCTTTATAGCGATAAGTTTCAACTAGAAGGGGATGCAACCTTAGAGCCTTTTTATGAGCGGTTTGATAATCGTTTAGCTGGGTTTGCTGCCACTATGGATATTGTAATACATAACGACATCAGTATATGCTAGCAGATAAGTATTTAAGGGATGAGTTAAACAAGTTTGCTAAGTATGTTATACAACAATCACGAAGTAACTTAACTAAGGGCAAAAAGAACTCGTCTAAGGAACTTTATAACTCTTTAGACTATGATATAAGCCAGAGCAGTGGAACCACCTCTATGAGCTTTAATATGGCTGATTACGGAAAGTTTCAAGATAGGGGTGTAAGCGGTACTGAAAAAAAATATAATACACCTTACTCATACAAATCAAAGATGCCGCCAGTCAAGGCTTTTGATAAATGGGTAGTAAGAAAAGGATTAGCGCCAAGAGGTAAGGGCGGTAAGTTTGCATCAAGAGAAGGAATAAAATTTGCTATTGCTAAGTCTATTTATAAAAAAGGAATAAGGCCAAGTATGTTTTTTACTAAGCCATTTGAAGCAGCTTTTAAAAGGCTGCCAGATGAATTATTAGAAGCTTACTCAATAGGATTAGAAAAACAGATACAAGTAAACATAAATAAGAAATGAGCAAGATTAATGTAAGAAGTCCGTACTATATAAGCAATGGGGTTGTAACTGGGTTAAACAGTACACTTATAGAAATATACATTTATACGGGTACACAAAATAGCAGACCCCCAGCACCAACTTATAATCTAAGTGGTTTTGCAATTAATAATCAAGTTACATTTGAGATATCAGAACTTGTTAAGGATTATATATCCCAAACATTTAGCGGAGCTTATTCAACCGAAATTCTGTGGGTAGATTTTGCAACTATTGAAACAATAAATGGGGTTGCTCAAAGGAGAAGCGCTTTAACCAACTTAAAAGGCTTTAACGGTTACGGTTATTTTGAAGACGCAGCAAACCCTCAAAACAATACAGCTCTTTTACAATCAAATACTAGTATTGTAAAATTAGACGATGCTCCAGCAGTAATAGCAGTAGACACTTCACTAGCAACTCGAGTGACCTATGAGTTAAACGGAGAGCAAGTTTACACTAAAGCAATAAGCACAAGCACAAATAGTAATGCGCAAATAGAATATGTTACAAGCGGTGTTAATGGTTCAGATGAATTTAAAGACAGAGTTATACAAGACGGCGGTATTTTTGAGGGCAGCGACTGTTTGACTCAGTTTGCAAATGAATTTACTTTATTTGACTTTGATACTATTTATATAGATAGTTCACAAGGGGTTACAAAGTTAAATGTAAAAAGTGAAAGCGAATGCAAATACACACCATACAAAGTAACGTTTATAAATAAATATGGTACACTTCAAGACGTATGGTTTTTTAAAAGAAGTAATAAAACACTGTCAACTAAAAAAGAGTCTTTTAAAAGGAATACAGTAACTGGTATAAGTTACTCAATAAACAAACACCAAGACACTATTTTAACAAATCAAGGCAGCGAAAAGTTAACCTTAAACACTGGCTACTACCCAGAGTCTTATAATGAAGTATTTAAGCAAATGGAACTTAGCGAAGAATGCTGGATAGAAATAGACTCCAAGTCTTTACCTATAAACATAAGTTCAAGCAGCCTAGCGTTTAAAACACAATTAAACGACAAAATAATAAATTACACTATTGATGTTGAGTTTGCAAACAACACAATTAACGATATAAGATAGATGCAAATAATTGAGTTATACATCCGTAGTCAATCCCTTACGAGTGGGACAGCAAGTTCAACAGTTTCAAACAAACTTGTTAACTCCTCTGCTTCTTTTATTGGTACTGTTTCAATTGGGGATGTAATAGAAAACATATCTAATAATACAACAGCTAAAGTAACAGCGGTAGACTCAAACACTCAATTGACTTTAGATAATAATATAATGTTTGCTTTAAATACTTACGCAGTTTTTAGTGAGTATGTTAAAATGGATTTGTTTAAAGATGAAAGTTTGAGCATTTCTGACAGCATACAAGATGTTCGGGATATATCAAAAATATTTACTACATTTTCTCAGCAGTTTAATTTACCAGCTTCTAAAAAAAATAATAAGTTTTTTAAACATTACCAGGATTCTGATGTTTTAAACAGTTTTGACGCAAGGTTTAAAACAGATGCAATTATAAAGTTAAACGGAATTGATTTTAGAAAAGGCAAAATAAGACTAAACGCTGTTGATTTAAAAGATAATAAAGCCTACTCTTACAAAGTAGTTTTCTTTGGGGATGTAATAGAACTTAAGGACTTGATGCAAGACGATGACTTAAGCTCCCTATCTATTGACCCTAGCTTAAATTTTACTTACGACAATGCAACTGTTTTATCTAAGTTTCAAAGCTCTATTGATTTAGATGTAGCGTTTCCACTTATAACGCACAGTAAACACTTCAATATACACACTAATAATAAATATCAAAGCGGTTCTGATAAGGTTATTTATACGGATTTAAAACCAGCTTTAAAAGTTCGTAAGATTATAGATGCTATTGAGTCTAAATATAATATTACTTTTAGCAATGACTTTTTTAATAATACAAATTTTAGAAGCCTTTATTTATTATTACATAGGGCTTCGGGTGCTGTTAGTAATGCTTTGCCGTCGGGTGGAATTTTTACAGTAACAAATAGCTTTAATGACGATTTAACACTTTCATCCACAACCCCAGATGATGAGGTTCGACCGTTTAACTCAACTAATTATTATAGTTTTGATTATACAATAACACTTTCAGCACCGACAGAGGTAATAGTAAGGATAACTAGCGCAAGTGGTACGCTTTACGCCCAAGCAACGTTTAATACAGCTGGCAGCCATACTTTAAGTTTTAATTTTGGAGGAGTCTTTAATTCAAACCCTAGCGCGCCAACAGATGTTTTGTTTACTGTTGAATCTGAAAACACCTTAACTATTGGTGCGCAATCTTTATCGGTTTCTACATACACACCAACCCCAGGAGGCGGCGGAGTGGGGTTTTTAGACGCTGTTTATGATTTTCCAGCTTCAACTTTACAAAACACTTTTGTAATTAATAGGCAATTACCACAAATAAAAGTTATTGACTTTTTAACATCTTTATTTAAAGCATATAACTTAACAGCTTATAAAGAAAATGGTATTATTGTAGTTAAGTCTTTACAAGATTTTTATAATTCTGGTATCAGTTATGATATTACCGAATATGTAGAAGTCGATAAATCAAACATAAGTAAACTGTTACAATTTAAAGAAATTGATTTTAAATTTAAAAGTAAAGAATATTTTTTAGTTCAAGCCTCTGACCTTATACAAGATGATAATTTCGGAAACTTATCGTATGGAAATAAACAATTTGATGGAGAAAACTATGAAATAGAAATAGACTTTGAGAAAATAATGTACGAGAGGTTAAAGGATGGGTCAGTTTTTACAAATATGACTCAAGGCTCATTGCTAGACAGTAACTTAGAGCCGACAATTGGCGCTCCTTTATTATTGTACTGTATAAACACAAATCCAAACGGTGTATTGGTTTGGGGCGGTACTGGAACCCCAACACTAACCAATTACAAAAGACCTTCTAATTTAAATTCTAGCGGAAACGACTCTTTAAATTTTGGTACTGAAATGGATGAAACGACTTTAGCTAGTGTAACAAATTCACTGTTTCAAAATAACTATATAGACTACATATCAAATATTTATGACTCACAAGCTAGAAAACTAAAAGTAACCGCGTATTTACCGTTAAGAATACTGCTTAATTATAATCTTAACGACACTTTTGTAATAGCAAATAAAAGCTATAGAATAAACACTATAAAAACAAACCTATTAACAAATAAAACAGACTTAGAACTGTTTAATGTTTTTACAAGTTTAGAGAATTTAGGCAAAAATATAAATGAGTCATTGCCTAGAGTGGTTGATTTTGAAACAAGCGCAATAAGTTCAACAACAGTTAACAAAAACTGGACTGCTTTAAGCGGTGCAACTAAATATTTGCTTTTTAAAGATAATCAATTAATAAACAGTCAAACCGCTACATCATATCAATACACTGGTTTAGAATCTGGTGTTACTTATAAATTAAGTGTTCAAGTAGAATATGGCACAGATAATTTTAGCGGTTTTACAGATAGTACAGAAACAACAACTTAATGTTAGAGTAATGATAAAATTAATATTAGAGGGTTTAAAATATGTAAACGGAGAAACTGAGGCTATCCGTATAGCAAAAGGAAAACATAAACTACCTACAACACTAAAAGAGGGTTACAAAGCACTTAAACAAGAGATACAATGGCGATAGAAAAAACAATTAATATAGACGTAGAAAGTAAAGAGGCCTTAGCTGGTATTAAGTCTATAGATAGTGGTTTAACCGGTCTTGATAAAAGTGCTGGAACTGCAAGTAAGGGCGTTGGTGGAATATCAAAGGCTTTTAAAAGTCTCGGAACTGCTATGAAGGCAGCTGGTATTGGTTTAGTCATTGGTGCCTTAGCTAAGCTGTCAGAAATTTTTATGCAAAACCAAAAGGTTGCTGACGGCTTTAATACAGTTATGGAAGCTCTTAGTATTGCTTTCAATGATTTTGTAGGTTTTATTGTTAATAATACAAGCGGAGTAGTAGATTTTTTTAAGGCTATTTTTGAAGACCCCAAGCAATCGCTGATTGATTTTGCAGATGCTTTTAAAAGAAATATACAAGAAAGATTTGAAAGCTATCTAGATACGCTAGGTTTTTTAGCAAGTGCAGTAAAAAAAGTATTTAGTGGAGATTTTAAAGGTGCTTTAGAAGATGTTAAAAACGCTGGTAAAGAAAGTATAGACGTTTTAACTGGAGTTAATAATACTTTTGACAAGGCTACTGAGTTTGTGGGCGAAGCAACTGATGCTGTAAAGAATTATGCAACAGAAACATTTAAGGCTGCTTCTAAAAATGTAAAGCTAGCAAAGGCAGCAGAGTTAGCGGCGGTTAAAAATCAAGGTTTAATTGAGAAGTTTGATAGACAAGCAGAGCAACTAAGACAGATAAGAGATGACGAAAGTAAGAGCATAGAAGAACGCATAAAAGCTAACGAAGATTTAGCAAAGGTTTTAGATGAGCAAGAAAAAGCAATGAAAGAAAATGCAGCTATTCAAGTTGCTGCTGCTGGTGCGGAACTGTCTAAAAATAAAGAAAATATAGAACTGCAAAAAGCCTACGCAGAAGCCCTAAACGAACAAGCAGCTATTGAAGCGCAAATAACTGGTTTTAGAAGTGAACAGCAAACTAATACAAACTCTTTACTTAGAGAGCAAAAAGATATACAAAACGAACTTGCTTTAATTGGTAAAAGTGAAAGAGATGTACTACGAGAAGAATTACAGCAACAATACTTAGAACAAAAAGAATTAATAGATAGACAAGTAACAGATGAAGAGCAAAAGAACGAACTACTACTTATTGCTGCAAATGACTTTCAAACTAAATTAAAAGAATTAAACGCTGGTTTTGATGCAGAAGATTTAGCAAACACAGAAGCTAATGCCGCTGCTAAAAAGAAGATTGATGATGCTACTAAAAACGCACAGTTAGACAATGCAGAAGCTGTTGGTTCAGCGATTGGTACTTTAGCTGGTATAGCTGGAGAGGGTACTGCTGCTGGTAAGGCTTTAGGGGTTGCCTCAGCCACTATTGATACTTATGTAGGTGCAAACAAAGCAATTGCACAAGGCGGTATTGCTGGTATTGCTTCTGCTGTTGCTATAATTGCTACTGGTTTAACTAACGTAAAAACAATTTTAAGCACTAAAATACCTAGCTCTAATATTGGAGGTGCAAGTACTGGGGGCGGCGGAGGTGGTGGCTCAGCCCCACAAGCGCCAGCATTTAATATAGTGGGCGCAAGTGATACAAACCAATTAGCTGAGGTAATAGGTGGGCAGACACAACAACCAGTCCAGGCTTTTGTAGTGTCAAATGATGTAACAACCGCCCAAAGTTTACAAAACAATATTGTTGAGGGCGCAACGATTGGGTAATTACAAAATAAATTAAAAATCTTTATATAATAATATGCGAATAGTAGAACTGATTTTAGACGAAGAGCAAGAAATAGGGATTGAAGCTATTAGCGTAGTGGAAAACCCAGCAATAGAAGAAGATTTTATTGCCCTTAAATCTCAAGAGTTTAAACTTGCAGAGGTTGACAAAGAAAAGCGAATACTTATGGGTGCGCTACTTATACCAAATAAGCCCATATACAGACGTAACGGAGAAGATGAGTATTATATATATTTCTCAAAAGATACTGTCTTAAAAGCCTCGCAAATGTACTTAATGCAAGGTAAACAAAACAACTCAACCCTAGAGCACCAATACGAATTAAACGGACTTAGTTTAGTAGAAAGCTGGATAGTAGAAGATAAGGTACACGATAAAAGTGTAAAGTATGGAATGGATTTGCCCTTAGGTACTTGGGTAGGTGCTGTAAAAGTAAACAACGATAAAATCTGGAATGAGTTTGTAAAAACTGGCAAGGTAAAGGGCTTTAGTATTGAGGGATACTTTGCGGATAAAATGGAAAGACCTAAAGAAAGTATTAAAGACGAACTTGCTAAGATTGAAGAAGCCGAAGCAGAGTATTTACTAAGCCAAGTAACAGCTATCTTAAAAAATAAAGATATAGAGTTAGAAAGCTACTCAGACTACCCTAGTGGTGTTAAGAATAATGCTAAAAGAGGTTTAGAGCTTAACGAGAAAGTAGACAATAAATGTGCTACTCAAGTCGGTAAGGTAAGAGCCCAGCAATTAGCACAAGGAAAACCAATAAGCAAAGAAACTATAAAAAGAATGTTTAGCTATTTGTCAAGAGCTGAAGAGTATTATGACGAAGGGGATTCTAAAGCTTGTGGTACTATCTCTTATTTACTATGGGGTGGTAAAGCTGGTTTAAGATGGGCAGGTAGTAAGTTGAAAGAGTTAGAAAACTTAAGCCTTGCTTCTATGACAGTAAACGAAGATTTTGCTATTATAGATGATAGACTTGCATACTCAACAGAACAAAAAGCTAAAGAGATGTCTAACGATTTAGGATGTGAGGGAATACATACACACGATTACGAGGGTAAGACTTGGTTTATGCCTTGCGAACAGCATAGCGTAGAAATGTACGACAAGTGCCCAAAGGGTTACAAGAAAAAAGATGGTAAATGTATCAAAAACTAAATAATAAATAAAATGAGTAAAGAAAAAGCATTAAAATTAATAAACAAGTATTTAGCAAAGCAAGAGCCTAAAAAAGTGGAGTTGTCTTTAGTAGATGATTTCGAAAAAATATTTAATAAAGCAATAGACGAAGATGCACAAATTGGAGTTGCGTTAATAAACTCTTTATCAAAAGGCGAAAGCAAATACAAAAATCTAATTAATGATTATGAAAAGGCAATAAAAATAGGCGAAAATGCTTTAAATTCCGCAAAAGATTTAGGGGTTGATTTACCTAACACATTTAAAAATAAAATTGCTTCAAGTAAAGAGGGCGTTAAGGAAGCAAGAAAACTAATAGGTAAAATAAACCAACTTTATAGCTTGTTTTAACGCTTAATGCATTGATACAATGAGAAAACTATTTAAAAGATTTATAACACCAAGTAAAACAAGTCCTAAGGGGAGTAGCAGAGGCGGTTGTTTGTGTGAAGATAACACTTATAAAACCAAATGCTGTGATGGAAGCTTAAGGGCGCAAGGTGTAGGAAACGTATAATAAATAAATATATAAAAAATGAGTAATTACAAAAGAGTAATAAAACACTTAAACAAAGCGCAAAAGCTACAAGACAAAACAGAACTAACAACCCAAAAAGTAGAGTTAGGTATTATTGACGATTTAAACGATGTTTTGCAACAGTCTGACACAATTATAAAAGAGTTAAGGGACAACGAAAATATTGTTGCAAGAAACCAAAAACTTCTTAAAGACAGAG